AGCATCACTCCTGCTCTCTTCTATGTGAGCAACAACCAAAGGTTCCAAGGTGAATCTTCTTGGGGTGGAGTGGTTCAGACTAAGTTCACATTCTGATAAATCACTCATATCCTGAGTGGAACCACCCCTTTCTGGGGTGGTTTTTTTATGTTATGAATTTCTTAACCTAGTCTTAGTTGATTTTACTTTTCCTTTGGAATAGAATTTCTCTGTAGTTATTCACTTTTTATGAAACTCAAAAATCTTATTGCTATTGGTCTGGTTGCTGCTCCCGTAGCAACACTTGCTGGACCTGCTCTGAATGGTGCTGGTGCCACCTTCCCAGCACCCATCTATCAACGCTGGTTTCAGGACTATGCTGCAACTGGTAATCGTGTAAATTACCAGTCCGTTGGTTCTGGCGCTGGTGTTCGTCAATTTATTGCGGGCACAGTTGACTTTGGAGCAACGGACGAGCCTATTTCCTCAAAAGAGGCGGCTAAAGTGAAGCGTGGTGTCGTTCAGATTCCTATGGTGGGTGGAACGATTGCGATTGCCTATAACAAGCCTGGATGCTCTCTGAAACTCACTCAGAAGCAAACTGTGGATATTTTCTCAGGTCGCATCAAGGACTGGAAAGCAGTTGGATGTGCTGCAGGTCCTATGACCGTTGTTCATCGTTCTGATGGTTCTGGAACCACTTATGCCTTTACCAACTCTCTGGATGCCTTCGGTGGTTGGAAACCTGGTGTAGGTAAGTCCGTCAATTGGCCCGTTGGTATTGGTGGTAAAGGAAATGAAGGTGTCTCTGGAACAATTCGTCAAACCGCAGGTTCAATTGGTTATGTGAATACTGGATTTGTAAGAGCAAACAAACTGCAAGTTGCCGCTCTTCAAAATAAGTCAGGACAGTTTGTTCTTCCTACTGCCAAGAGTGGTGCTATTGCTCTTAACTCCATCAAACTGGATGCAAATCTTGCTGGAGAAAGTCCTAATCCTTCTGCCTCTGGTGCTTATCCTATCTCCACTCTGACTTGGATTCTTGCCTATAAGACTGGTAATGGAGCAAAGGCAGATGATATTCAGAAGGCACTCAACTATGCTCTGAGTTCTAAGGCACAAATGATTGCTGATGATTTGGGTTATGTTCCTCTTGCGGGCAGTATTCTCAACAAATCACGACTTGCCGTGAAGCGTATCGCAAACTGATATAGATGGGGGGTTGACACAACCCCCTTTTTAATGTATTATAAATGATGAGTTAGGAGGATTATGTCTCTTATTTCCCAGCGTGATAGAAAATTAACCATTAAAGCATTGGGTTTTTATCTTGATGAATTTGGACCTTTAATGAATGAAAGTGAAAGAGCAGAAGCAAACGCACTTCTTAAATGGATTGAATTAGAGTATCAAAAGAATGAAAATTAATCTCTGGTATTGTGAGGGTATGAAGCAGTGGCGGTGGATTTTAACTGACGATCATCGTCCTATCATTAAGCAAGAATCGGGACAAAGACCAAATCTTCGTGATGCTATGAATGATATTGCCAATACCGTAGAGTATATGCTACAATCATAGTTAATGAGGGCGATTAGCGTAGCGGTAGCGCGGATCCTTTACACGGATTAGGTCACTGGTTCGATCCCAGTATCGCCCATTATAAATATTCAAAAGCACACTTTTGAGTAATGGAAAAACTATTCAAACTATTGAGTGATACTCAGGCATCACTTTTTGTTTTATTCCATAAAACTTGGGTCTATCACTGGAATGTGGTGGGACCTAATTTTAAGGAATATCACGATTTGTTTGGTGCTCAATATGAGGAAATGTTTGAGGAAATCGACCGTATCACCGAGCATATGCGATTTCTGGGTATGAAACCCGTAAGCACCTTATCACGCATTACAGAGGTCTCTGGGGTGGAGCAGGCATCAAATAGCGCACAGTCCATTGATGCCAAGACTATGGTTGAGCAATTGATGGGAGACCATAAGAAAATTATTGAGATGCTTACCGAAGTGTCCGATGAAGCAGAAAAGCAAAACTCAAAAGGTACTATTAATCTTGTTGACGATTTAAACGAATCTCACGGAAAAGCAGTTTGGATGTTAAGATCATTTACTGAATAATTAATTATAGCGATGGAAAACTTAAAAATTAGATGTAAGTCTTGCGGAAGCGAGATTGAAGGTAAGTCTGGTAAAACGATTACTTGTGGATGCCCTAATATGGCAACCATTCGTAATAATGAAAATATTACGGCACTTGACTTATCCAAGATTGTTATGGTAAACTCTATGAGTACCAAAGAAAAATCTGGTGTTCTTACCTCTCAGGATATTGCTTGGCAAGAAGCAAGACGCCAACGTAAGGTGAGGAAACTTGATTTTGAAGTCCGCTGAGGACTTTTATTGGAGAGAGTCCGGTTGGTCGAGGACACCGCCTTGAAAGCGGCTGGGTTTAAAAGCTTCGCAGGTTCGATTCCTGTTCTCTCCGTTAATGTCAATAAATCCTCACAAACTTGACAGACTCAAAATACTCATTAACATAATTAGTAGTATTCAACTTAAAACTCTATGGATCAACACACCTATGATAACTGGGTGAAGATCAAGCAGACTTTTGAGAAGTCTGGGAATACTAATAATATGTTTTACACCAGAGCGTGTGAAATAGTTAAATCAAAAAGAGATCCATTAGAAAAATATCTTAACGGAAAACAATGAGAATTAAGGACGAACACTTTCAGAAGAGAGCGTTTATTTTAAGTTCTTTTACTAGATTAAAAATAATTGTTGATACAAGTGTTTATAGATTTGCAGACAAACTTATTCATGAAGAATGGAATCCTCCATTAACAAGTCTTGATGATGTAGATAGAGAAATTAGAGACAAGTATTATGACTTCCTACAAAATGGATAAAGATGAAATTCAAGAAATGATAGACCAGTCTATTGCGAAGGCGATGGATAGGCACAATAAAACAGCATCAGTTATTAGTGCCTGTATTGGTGCCGTGCTGCTGTTTTTTTATGCTCACGGACTTCTTACGGTGGTTGACAGAATTAGGTGATTGTAGTATTATAGATACATACAACCGGGATTAGCGCAGCTTGGTAGCGCACCTCACTTGGGCTGAGGGGGTCGCAGGTTCGAATCCTGCATCTCGGATTACCAGTTCCGAGACTGGTACACTTGACGTAAAACTCAAATCACACTATAATAACAAGGCAAACAAATCAAAGCAATGTCTCTGACTATCAAATTCAAGAAAGATATTAGTACTCTTCGTGCCGCAGCGAATGGTGATTTTTATCTTGATGTAAAGAATCCGAAACTTTACAAGAAAGTCCGTAAGTATTATCAAAATGAAGGAGTTATTTTTTCTGATGACCCTCTTGATAATTACGATATTCTAATTGATTATCTTATTCAGGACCTTGAAACTGTTGAAGTAAAATGATTCAACCTAAAGTTCTCTTGGAACGAGAAGAATATCGGTTTGTTGAAAAAGGTATTATTGAACTTAACGGTAAACCCGATTATCGTCTTCAGAAAAAAGATTATTATACCAAACGATGGAATGACATCTATCTTTTTGATAATCAGATGCAGTGCTTGACTGCTATGGAAGACCATCAATATGCCCGTTGGTTGGACCCTGATAGAGTTCCTTGTTATGTGAGAGACGATGATGAAGACACGGAGAGTCTCTAAAAGTACTGGTCGGGACCCCCTGAGACCTGAAAAGTCTTAAAACTTACTCTGGTGGAGTCAAATATGACCCCTTAATGCCCTTGTCGTATGGGCGATATAAATGACGACTGGTGCGGATGGAGGATACTCCCGCCTGGTTTCCAATTTCCAGTCAAAGAATTGGTGGCGAGCCTAAAAGACCCAAAGGAGAGTTGCATAAACTCTCCTTTTTTAGTATAATAACATAAAGTACTTTAATCTAATGAAGATCGGTTTCAATTGTAGTTCATTTGATCTTTTCCACGCAGGGCATGTAACGATGCTTAGGATGGAAAAGGAACTGTGCGATTACTTAAAAGTCGCACTTCAAGTAGATCCTACAATAGACCGTCCTGGACTTAAAAATAAACCAGTTCAATCAGTCTATGAGAGATACATTCAACTACAGGGATGTAAATACGTGGATGAGATTTTGGTATATGAGACTGAGGCAGACTTATTAAATCTCATTCAAACTCAAACTTTTCATATTCGTTTTTTGAGTGAAGAATACAGACACGTTGAAGTCACTGGAAAACAATATTGCCTAGATAATGGTATTGAAATTTATTATCATCTAAGAAGACATCAATATTCCTCATCAGAAATTCGTAATCGTGTTTATCTTTTAGAAAAAGAAAAGAGGGAACGAAAAGAACTGATTGAAACTCCCCGCCAATATTCACCAGAACTTTTAGAAAAATACTCAATTGAGAACGAAGAATGACTATTCTAGTAACAGGTGGTGCAGGATTTATAGGAAGTAATTTGCTTCATCATTTAGTTAAAACTGTAGATGAAGAAGTTATTTGTATTGATAAATTAACGTATGCTGCTGATTGGCATAATATTCCCGACGATGTAAAGTTTTATACAACTGATATTGCCGATAAGAATAATTGTGATTTTGTTTTTAAGAAACACAGACCAAGCACAATCTTCCATCTAGCTGCAGAAAGTCACGTAGATAATTCAATTAAAGATTGTACACCTTTTATTCATACAAACATTTCGGGAACTGTTAATCTATTAAATCTATCTTTGAAGTATGCAGTAGAAAAGTTTATTCATATCTCTACTGATGAAATCTATGGTTCCATAGAAGAGGGACAATTTACAGAGAACTCTAACTATGCTCCACGTAATCCATACTCCGCTTCTAAAGCAGCATCAGACCACTTTGTAATGGCATATCACAACACGTATGGATTTCCAGCAATCATTACAAACTGCTCTAACAACTACGGACCTAGGCAGTTTGTGGAGAAGATGATTCCTAAAGCAATCACAAATCTCAAGCAAGGTAAGAAAGTTTCTGTTTATGGTGATGGAAAACAAGTTCGTGATTGGTTATATGTTCAAGACCACTGTGAGGCATTGTGTCGGGTCTGGATGAACGGTAGAGTGGGGGAGAAGTATAATATTGGTGGAGAGTGTGAAATTGAGAATATTAACCTAGTTCATATGATTTTGGGTCATATGAATATTGACGAAAGTATGATAGAATATGTGAAGGATAGACCAGGGCACGACCGTAGATACTCTACAGATATTACTAAGATTCGCCAAGAATTAGGATGGTCTCCACGATTTACTATAGAACAAGGATTAGAACACACGATTAACTGGTATGAATGCAATTGGAACTAAACTAAAAGACGCATATTTAATTACTACAGATATTTTTTGCGACAGCAGAGGTTCTTTTACGGAGTCTTTCAATCATCGTGAGATTGAAAAAATTATTGGATCCTATAAGTTCGTTCAAGATTGTCATTCAGTATCTGTAAAGAATGTTGTGAGAGGTCTTCATTATCAAATTCAAAACCCACAAGGAAAACTTGTTCGTTGTTTGGTTGGGGAAATTTATGATGTGATTGTTGACCTTCGCAAAAGTTCTCCTACATTCGGACAATGGACTGGTTATAAACTCTCTCCAGGAGAACTTCAATTGTGGGTTCCTCCAGGATTCGCTCACGGATTTAAATCTCTGACCGAAAAAGTAGAAGTTCTCTATAAGGTTACTGATTATCAATACAGGGAACACGAAAGAACTTTAATGTGGAATGACCCTGACTTGAATATCAATTGGGGAAATCATTTTGACCCTATTATGTCTGAGAAAGATATGAAAGGTCTTTCATTTGAAGAATGTGAGAAGTATGACTAACATATCAGTCTTCGGTGGAACAGGATTTATTGGTGGGACTTTCTGTAATCTTTATTCAGAAGATGTGGTCTTAGCCCCAAAAGAAAGTAGAAACTTTGAAACTCAACAAGTTCTTTATTTCATCAGTACAACAACAAATCAAAGTGTTTTTAAAGACTTACATATTGATATTGACACGAACCTGAGTTTGTTTGTTGACGTTCTTAAGAATTGTAAGGACAGAGATATAGTTTTTAATTT